CATCAATTGTAATTCCTTGTCTTACAGAACTATCAGGACCACTTACTACTAAACTAGTGTAAGCCGTAGAATATCTTGAACCACCAGGATCTGTGGTTCCTATTCCAATTCTTCCGTCCCAATTTACAACAAAAGGACTCGAATCTGGGTTAGTAGAATCTTCAACAATTAAAGCATTACCAGTTCCTGTTTGAGTGATTCTTAATGCATCGGAAGTGCTGTTGACCGATATTGTTGATACACCAGTGACATTTATCTGTTGTGCTGTTAGGTCAGTTACAGTGGTAACTCCTAGTGTAGAAATACCAGAGACAATCAGATTTCCACGAACATCAAGTTCTGATCTTGGTGTTGAACTATTAATTCCTACCTTACTTGGATCAGATGAACCAGTATTATCAACAAAGAAAGGTCTATCATTATTAAATAAATTTTCTACGTAAAAATCTTTATTGGAAACTCTAAAGTCCCTATTAAAGATGCCAACGCTAGATGAACCAAGGTTCACCATTGTGTGACCAAGAGGAGTTAAAATATTAAAACCTTCGGTGAAATAAACATTAGAACTTATTATGTTTACACTATCACTAAATGTAGAAACACCAGTGACATTTATCTGTTGTGCTGTTAGGTCAGTTACAGTGGTAACTCCTAGTGTAGAAATACCAGAGACATTTAAGTTTGTTGTTGAAGTAATTCCACTAACCTTAATACCAGTATTAGTGGTTTCGAATTTTTTAACTCCATCATAGTATAAATCTACTGAAGAACCTTCAGTAAAGACTCCCATATTTTCACCAGGATTTCCACCTCTAATAGAAAGAGAACTTCCAGCACTAACAGTTCTTATAATACCACTACCAGTTGCCCAACCTAATTCTTTATTTGTAGTCGAGAAATATATATTTCCATTTATAGCATTGATATTTCCACCATTGACAATTAAACTAGGTGCAGTAATAGTGTTAGTAGCATTTAAAAGACCATCTACTTCAACATGATTTCCAAATGTAGAAATACCAGTAACACTTAGTTGTTGTGCCGTCAGATCTGTTGTACTGGTAACTCCTAGTGTAGAAATACCAGATACATTTATCTGTTGTGCCGTCAGATCTGTTGTACTGGTAACTCCTAGTACAGATAGGTCACCAAATACACTGGCACCAGTATTTGATGTTGCAAACTTTGTAATACCTACCCAATTCAGTTCAACACCTGCACCCTCAGTAAACTGAGCGATAGTTTGTGAACCATCATATTTTTGAATCAGAATCTCATCAGATCTGATGTAGATATCACCACCAGTGTTTGAAGCAGAATTTTTGAAAATTGTATTTCCACTTGAATCGTTATAAATTTCAAATTCATCAGTATCTCCAAGGAGAATCTTGTCGTTGTCACCGAGGGAAACATTGCTCTGGAAGGTAGAAACACCACTTACAACCAGTGAATTTATGGTTGCATCTGCGGTTGTTGTGAGTGCCAGAGCAACCTGAGCAATGCTTGCAGTTCCCTGAACGTTACCAATGAATCCACCACTGAATGTGGAAGCAGTGATGATTCCACTGGTGTTGATAGAAGCAGTGGTGCTGAATCCAAGAGCAAGAGTTGCAGTGGATGCAGTTCCAGTCAGATTGCCAGCGAATGTACCAGCAGTAACAATACCAGAAGCGTTAATTCCCGTTACTGTAACATAATCGGGCAGACCAATCGTAACTGATGACTGTTCATTTCCAGAACCAGATACTTCTATTTCCCCAGAAGTACCAGAAATAGAAGCAACATAAATACCAGTAGTATCTTGACCCAATGTAACACTATCTGGTTGAATAGTTGCTGCAATAGAAACATTTCCAGTACCATCAAAAGATACTGCATGTCCAACAACATCTCCAGTTATTTCAAAAGTTCTTGCTGTCTGTAAAGAAGTTGCTGTAGTAGAATTACCAGTAAGACTTCCAGCAAAAGTAGTCGCAGTGACAATTCCAGATACCTCAGCATTACCTGTAGCATTAAAGTCACTTGTATAAAGATTCCTACCAACAGTTAAATCTGTACTAATTGCAACATTAACAGCATTAATGTTTATATTATTGGGGGAATCAATAGTTGGAGTTCCAGTAGAAGAACTTTCAAATCGATTCGCAGTAACAATCCCAGAAACATTTATCTGTTGTGCTGTTAAATCAGTTACAGTGGTAACTCCTAGTGTAGAAATACCAGTAACGTTTAGTTGACTAATAGTGGTAATTCCAGTAAAGGATGCTCCAGATAAGTTTGCTTTGTTTCCTAAAGAAGTAGTAATAGTTGTTGCAAAATTTGGGTCATCACCTAAAGCAGCAGCTAACTCATTAAGAGTATCCAAAGTCGCTGGAGCACTGTCAACTAAATTAGCAACTGCATTATTAACAAAAGTTTCTGTCGCATAACCAACTAGAGCATTATTAACATAAACTTCAGTTGCATACCCATCTACGATTCCAGAAGTAACAAAACCAACTACTGCATTATCAACATATCCTTCTGTTGCATAACCAACTACAATACCCGAAGTAACAAAACCAACTACAGCATTATCAACATACCCCTCCGTAGCATAACCAACTAAAGACCCAGCGGTAATGAATCCAACACTATTAGTTAAATCACCAGTATCAGATGGAATCGTAGGTTTATTTGTTAAATCTGCATAGTCACCAGAGAAGGTAGAGACACCAGAAACAGCATTATCAACATATCCTTCTGTTGCATATCCTACTACGATTCCAGAAGTAACAAAACCAACTACAGCATTATCAACATATCCTTCTGTTGCATATCCTACTACGATTCCAGAAGTAACAAAACCAACTACAGCATTATCAACATATCCTTCTGTTGCATAACCAACTAGAGCATTATTAACATAAACTTCTGTTGCATACCCATCTACGATTCCAGAAGTAACAAAACCAACTACAGCATTATCAACATAACCTTCGGTGGCATATCCTACTAGTGATGTGGGGGTAAATTCAAAGACACCAGTTATGTTACTATAACTTAAAGAATTTATTCCAGCAGAATTTACAACTACAGATAAATCTGTCAATCCAATACCACTTCCACCAGCAGCAGTGAGATCTGCAGCAGGTTGCCATTCAGAACCAGACCACTTTAAAACTTGCCCTGCAGAAGGAGTAGAAGAACTAACATCAGAAAGATCACCCAAACTGGGTTTATTTGTCAAATCATTATAGTCACCAGAGAAGGTAGAAACACCAGAGACAGCGTTATCAACATACCCCTCTGTAGCATAACCAACTACAATACCCGAAGTAACAAAACCAACTACAGCATTATCAACATATCCTTCTGTTGCATAACCAACTAAAGATCCAGCGGTAATGAATCCAACATTATTAGTAAGGTCTCCAGTATCTGAGGGGATAGTAGGTTTATTTGTTAAATCTGCATAGTCACCAGAGAAAGTGGAAAGTCCAGTTAAATTTGAACCATCGCCAACAAAAGAAGTTGCAGTAACAACTCCACTAAAAGATGCTCCAGATAAATTTGCTTTGTTCCCTAAAGAAGTAGTAATAGTTGTTGCAAAATTTGGGTCATCTCCCAAAGCAGAAGCTAATTCATTAAGAGTATCCAACGTTGATGGAGCACTATCAACTAAATTAGCAACTGCATTATTAACAAAAGTTTCTGTTGCATAACCAACTAAAGACCCAGCGGTAATGAATCCAACATTATTAGTAAGGTCTCCAGTATCAGATGGAATCGTGGGTTTATTTGTTAAATCTGCATAGTCACCAGAGAAGGTAGAGACACCAGAGACAGCATTATCGACATATCCTTCTGTTGCGTAACCTACTAATGAAATAGAGGTAACGTATCCAGCAATTGAGTGATCTCCCCAACTATAAGCAGTGTCCCAATTTACTATCTGAGTTGCAGTGATACTGGTAGCAGCACCAGTGAATGTGTTAACTCCAGCAACTGCGAGATCTACATACGCTTCAGTTGCATAACCATTTAAACTAGTAATAACTCCAGTTAAATTTGAACCATCACCAGAAAAAGAGGTTGCAGTAACAACTCCAGAATATTCAGCGTTTCCCGAAGAAGTAATGGTTAAATTATTACCAATAGTTATTGAATCATCATTGCCATTTATAGTTACAGATCCAGTTCCAACAGTCAGGATACCAGCAATTCTTGCATCACCAGTGATATTAATATTACCTGTACCAGTAATATCACTACCGTTGAGGTCTAAGTCACCACCAAGTTGTGGTGTTAAGTCATCGACAATATCAGATACACCGCCACTAGCGTCTGCACCAATCCACTTACCAACTGAACTATCATATTTTAAAAACTTACCATTAACTTTTGCAGAATTCCTATCAACATCATCTAGAAATTCAAGGCGAACTTCACCGCCACCACCAAGAGAGGCGAGTTGCTCTTGAAGTCTACCAACAAGTATCTGATAATGTGTTTTTAACTGCTCTAATGTTATTGGATTTGTATTTAAAAGAGGATCATTGGTTTCAATGTTGTTTAGATTTTCAGATAAAACTCTATATTTTTTAGAAAGTTCTTCTAACTTAGTTTCTATATGTACTAAAGTTTTTGGTCTTTTTTTAATTTCACTAAGCAGTTCTTCCCTCAGCGAAACAATATCTTCTGAGTAAGTGGAAACATATTTCTCAACTGCAATTTGAATTTCAGATCGATATATATCCTTAACAAATTTTCTGGCACTAAAAAGTTCCTCATCAAGAGTTTCTTTATATAATTCTTCTATCTTATTTCTAGTGCTCTTTACCTGACAATCTAAATGCTCGCAAAGTTCATCTTTTAAATTTTTAATTCTACTCTCAACACGAAGTTCAGTAGTACTTAAGTGTTTTTTATATTTTGGGATATCATTTTCAACAATATTATCTACTACCTTGTAAAGTTTTACTATTTCATCCTTTACTACTTTTATTTTATTGTCACTAGACTCTTGAAGTTGTCTTTGAATATCCGAAAAAACACCATCAATATTACTAAAAGACGCTGAAATTTTTTCCTCAAGATTATCATCTTGAAGATCTTTTGAAATTTCCTCCACTTCTTCATTAATAGAAGAAATTTTATTTACTTTAAAAAATTCCGATGGTTTCTTAAGTGCCACTTACTATTTTCTTTCTTTTCCTAATATTTATTATACCCTATACTCCTCAATTTTGTCCAGCACCTTGTTGAGATACTTATGAGCGATTTTTTTCTCTCCAGGATATCCTTCATCAGAATCAACCTGATGCTTCAACTTAAGGACATAACACTTCAATTCTTCTTTATCAAGTTGATTTCTTGGCATGACATAAAAAACTCTGCCCTGTATATAGGACAGAGTTAAGTAATGTTACCTATTGCATCAAACAGATGCGGGTTCCCTGACAGTTGACTTAACGTATTCTAATACTGCTTCGGGTGTTGATACCTCGTATGGGTCGGTGTCTGCGTTGTCACGCATACCGTCTTCAACGAACATCTTTTCAATGACTCCATTCTCAACCACAGCAGCATAACGCCAACTACGCTGACCAAAACCGAGATTGGATTTATTGACCAGATAACCCATTGAGCGAGTGAAGAAAGCATTTCCATCGGGGATAAGTTTTACTTTTTCAATGCCCTGCTCTTTGGCCCAGGCATTCATCACAAAACCATCATTAACAGAGATGCAGTAAATATCATCGATACCAAGTTGAATAAACTCTTCATACTGCTCTTCAAATCCAGGGAGTTGATAAGCACTGCAAGTAGGAGTAAATGCACCAGGTAGACTAAAAATAACCACACGCTTACCAGTGAAGAGATCCAGGGAAGGTTTAGCAACAAACTCTCCATCTTCACGGAATACAAATTCTACTTGGGGGACTTGATACTGTTCTTTACGCATTTTTACCTCCATCAGAATAATCCAGGAATCAATTGACCAGTGGTAAAGTAAGCACCAACACCAGCAACGAAACCAAGCATTGCCAGACGTGCGTTGAGGATCTCTGCCTCAGGGGTGAATCCGAATTTCATAGTTGTTCTCCTATCAGAAAATTCCAAAGAAAAGTTTGCCAGTGGCGAGGTAAGATACAGCACCAAAGATGATGCCCATCATTGCCCAACGACCATTATACATCTCGGTCATTTGCATGGGGGTCAGGAGACCTTTACGGTTATACTCTTGGTAAACCATCTCGGGTTCCTTCGCCCACATATTCATTTGACCACGGTCATTAGTTGTTACGGTCATTGTAGTTTTGTAAAGAACTGTTACACAATTATATAGCAAAAAGAAAGAGGTGTCAAGCACCTCTTGTTACGGTTTCCCGATAAAGTGTATTATATCGATACTTATTATCCTGGAGGATTTTCTGTAATTCTTCCTAGATATGGATCATAATTCATAAGACTTTTGATATCCATGTCTGGACCTTTTCTTTGCCAATGCTCCAGAAGTCCATTATAATTTTGCCTGTGAATCAAATCAACATGTTCTGGATGAATAGATGAACCCAAAGAAATTTTATATAAGAATAAGGGGATAGAAAAAGTATTTCCAGAATTATAAATCAAATCATCTGCAACTGCACGAGGTTTAATACCTTGATCCAACTTATACTTATCTCCACGAACATGATGTCTAAGTAGTTTCTCCGCATGATGACGAGTGATCATATATGCAGCAGTAGAAAAATCATTAACAAACCTTTTGTGTAAGGTAACATGAAGTGGGCCAGTGCAAATTATCGCTAACTGTATGACATCATAGTCATATGGAATTAATCCATAAAAATCTTTCCAAGTAAAATCCCAATTCTTAACAATTTGAAGGTCAACATCATCTTCCATAAAAATAGCACATGGAGAATCAGATGTTTCCATCCAATGCTTGATTGCCTTGAGGTGAGAGGTAGTACAACCAATCTCACCAGAAGTCATGTTTTCTGGATACTTGCCCTTGATAATATCACTAAGATCGTCAAACCTGCCATCGTATGCAGAAATACGTTCATAGTTTCCAATCTCCCAGTATTTCATCTGAGATTCCATGTATTCTCTTCGATCTTCCTGACCATCCAAGTTCAAATAATAAATGGGAGGAATACCTTGAAGTTTATACGCAGATTTATTTTTGTCCATATTTTTTCAAATAAAATTGCTTTTGGTAATAATCTAAAAGTTGTTCTTTGTTCATTTTCTGAATCTTATCCCATTCACTCATATTAATATCCATATGTGGATTATTAAACCAGGAATTCTGCCCCCTTATATGTTCTAAGTGATAGACATATCCATCTACTCTTCCCACATTATACCCTAAAGTATTATATCTGTAAAATCTTTCCTTATCCTCTGGTGCATATGCTTTAAAGTTTTCATTTTCCATACCACCTTCAATATAAACTTGACGATTGAAAAATTGAACCCAACCAAAATCAGAAGTATGTAAATTTGAATTTTTATCCAAGCAAGAAAAATTATAATCCTGCAAAAATTCAGAAACTACTTCGTCATCTGCCTTTACTTGATATTGATACATTCCTTCAGAATATGGATATACAATATCATATGTTTTATTCAAAATCAATTCATAAGCATGATAATAAGAATAAATTGGAAGCAACACATCACAGTCATAATTAACGACTATTTCAGTATCTGATTCCATAATCATCTCATTCAAAACTCTTTGTCGATGGAACAAAGGTTTATCATCTTTATGAAAAATATGTTTTACATTAATATCTTCCTCAAGTATTTCTTTTAAAATAGGAACTGCTTTCTCCTGAAATACAGAATAAGAATCAACTTCTTTTATGATGATATTCGTATTAAAGTTTTCAAGCAAAAATGCTACTATTGTAATAACATTTCTAAGTCTATCATCAGACTCAATGCGAATAGGTACAATAAATGTTGCTTTTTCTAAATTAATTTTCATCTGGGTATTTCCTATTCTTACAGAAGTCTGGATACTTGGACTGTAGATATTTTAACTCACTAATATTAATTTGCCAACCCCCTTCAGGGTGTTGAAAGATACCGTCATACTGTGAGGTTGCATGACTACTGATCCTTTCATTATGATCTCGGTTGGCAACCAATACATCTTTGATGATGTGCGGCATACCATGTTCCCATCGCATCCTGTGGTAGAAGTCTGTGTCAAGAAACAACTTGAGATTCTCATCAAATTCAAGTTTGCACTCATTCAAAAATGAGACTACAGATGGACTGCTCAGGAGGTTTCTACCCTCCAGCATATAGTCAGTCCACATTGGGATTTTATGCTCATAAGTATTCTCTCCATCACGAGTGCCACAGAACCCACTAAATGCCCACTTACACCCAGTATCATTATACGCATTCTGAATAATCTCTAAGGCGCTGTCATCAACGAGAACATCATCAGAGAACATAATCTTGATAATTCTTCCCGTACACTCGCTGAGGGCGATATTAATATTTTCGCAAGGAACAGTTCCTTCGTATCTGACATAGGTAAAATCAAACTCATCAGAGTATTCTTTACAAACATTTAGAATGTTATCATTCTTACTCTGATCCGATACAACAATATCAAAATCACGGAAGGTTTGATTCTGCAAAGTGGTCAGCAATTGCCTCATCCACTTCGGACCATTCTTCCCACGATCATGGGTGGGAATAGCAATACTAAACTCTGGCATCAGATTCTCTCCCAAGACTTAAGAACAAGATCGCTATCATCAAGATTTGCTTGAGGACCAAACCAAACCTTTGGTGCAATCACCTTTGCACTATCTGCCAACCATGCACCCCACCAAGAGAATGATGAGTTAGCAATAACATGAAAACTACACATTGTCATTAAACACATGTCAATAAGGTTATTATATGTTTCGGATACATTAAATCTATCTGGTTGAAATAAATCTTGATTCATACACCACTCAGGATCATCAGAAAAGATGATAACTGGTACATCTTTAGGAAGTTTCTCCAATGCTGCTTCATAATATTCTAGAGGACAGAGGGGATGATAACTTTGTTTTTGAACATAGTCGCTGCGACGAACATGCAAAGAGATAGCATCTTCAAATGGGAATGACTCTTCACATGCTTTGCGAATACTTTCTTTGAAGGTAAACTCTTTGCGAATCTCATCTTCAATATGCTTGAAGTATTTTTCTGTCTGAAAAAATCCATACAGACTAATGTGATCAGGACAAGTATCAAATAGTTCTTGATCAAAAGTAAATGACTTTTCTTGTCTATACTCCATAAAACCTGCTCCTTCTCTGGCACTTAAATCAAATGCCATAAAGAGTTTGTGCTGATTCTCTTCATCAGTAAATTCCTCCTCAGTCTTCGGACCAGAAGGAATGCAGATGTCATACTCATGCTTTGCTGCAATACCCATCAAAGCAGCATACTGAAACATTTGATTGGCAAAGCGCCCATTCCTGCCAATGTAATTAGAACCAATCATGATAGTTCAACTCCTGGTGGTAACCGATAATGAAATCCAAATGGCGTAATACCTTCACATTCTTTAAGTCTATTCTCCTGTGAGAACCTCACTGCAACATCTACTGGTGCAAACTTACACCCATGTTCAACATAGATGTGTTTATTATGAACACATACATTACCATCTCCATGGTAATTTACAACTCCTGGTGGCATCTTATAGAAATCACTATTGTTTATTTCCCAAGGAACCTCTACATTATTTGGCACATCAAGAAGTTTTTTACTCATCAAACAAAAACCACCATTACCAACACGTTGTGGATTTCCCCATGGATCCAAATAAGAATCTTTTACTAAAGGCCATGGAGCACCAATGTAATCATATTCCAACCATGCATCATCCCATTTCTCTGGGAATAAAACAAAACCATCCGATTGAATTAAGAGACAATGAGATGTATCAATATGTTCCCCAACTTTGTAGATCCAGTAGTAATTATAATCATTATAATTATTAACTTCCATCACTGGTTCTTCCAGAATGATACCATCTGGTTCAAGTTGAGATCGATACTGTTCTATTTGTTCTTTGGAAGTAACCATTTTAATCGCACCATACTTTATACCATTCATGCTGGTATAAAGTGCTTGAATAGTTTCTTCTATTTTGGGGGTATTATCAAAAGCAAATAGAGTTACATCAGGCAATTCAATCATTTTTTAAATCCCCAGAAATAAAGATCACAGTGCTCTTCATGCACAGAGAATTCATGAGAAGAAAATGTTTTTTCAATGTTAATAACTTCTCTAATGTCTTCTTCAGTAAGATTTTTATAATACTCAGTTTGCCAATTTTCATGCTTTGCACTAGGCATAACAGTCCAGGTAGGATCTGTTCTCAACATTTCTTCTTGTTGAGATCCAAGACCATGAACAGGTCTACCAGTAGTAGCACAGGCAAACAAAAAGAATCCTCCAGATTTTAACATACGGATAGCATTTTGAATAGTCTCCTTATAGTAAGGATTATGCTCAAAACACTCACTCGATATAATTACATCATAAGACTCATCTGGAGCATCATATTTCTGTGCTTCGCATACAATATCAACACCTGGACCTTCCTCAATATCTAATCCAGTGAATTCACATTCGGTAAAAAGATATTCATTAGTTCCATTCAAATCATAAGATCCAATATCAAGAACTTTTTTCCCAATGAATGATTCTGGAAATTTATCCTTTACAGATTGAAAATAATCTTGTTGTTCTTTGTGAGACATTTTATTTAATTAAATAAGAGTACTTTTCTTTGTTGTTAACAATGTATTCTGGATAGGAGTGATTAATAGGAACTGTTTGATATGCAGCATAATTTCTCCCCAAAGGATCTTTATTATCCTTAATTTTTGATACGCCAATTCTAATTGTATCAGTGTTTGATTCTAAGTGTGCAGCACACTCTAGTTTCTTGATAATACGATCTTCAACTGAGAGTCCTTCACTCCCAACATAACTCCAGTGCCAACCACCTGGGAAAATCCTAGAGTTAGTTTCCCGTTCCTGCTTACTTCGCAGTTCGGACATTGTGTACCTTTCAAGAATTGACTTACTGAAAAGTTTTGTACCTAACCATCGAGCACGATCCTCAAATCCCCAATCAGGAGTCATTGCTTTAATATGACCAGTAGTTTCTACTAGATTTAGATATCCAATGCAGTTCTCTTGTGCAAAGTGATAGATGACATCCTTCTCAAAATAACTATCGATTTCTTCGATTGCTTCTGGATTAGGAACTTCATCTACATCACTCCAGATAATTGCATCATTATCTGATGCTTTCTCCATGACAAGTTGCTTGATACTATTCTTCTGAAAGATATCCCTTTCATAAGGATGAAGACGAGGATCTGTATTATCCTCAACAATGTTGTGAATAATTTTATCCTTGAACTTAGCAAACCTTTCTTTGTTCTCTTGATAATACAATGGTTTATCAAGACCAGAGAAAGTCTTGGTTGCTTCACTCAGAATGAAATAATCCACATATGGATCTAACACATTCAGTCGAATTTCCAGAATATCAAGTTCATTGAAAAATGGAAATACATCAATTACTTTCACGATCCCTTCCCTCAATACATGCGGAACTCTGATACAAGTCACCAAACCTATCCAACCACAACCATCTTTCGTCATTTACAATCGAGTCGTATGGTCTCCACCAACCAGTTGACCTAGACCAGTCAAACCAATACATTGGTGCAATCACATTCTCCAGTTCATTATTTGTCCAAATGGGCCAAAAAGCAAATGTAGATGAGGATATTATAGCATACTTTGCTGTATTGAGAATACTATAATCAATTGAAACAGGACCACCAGTGTACTCATACCAAGAGATGAATTTCTGATCGGGATCTTTTTCATCCGAAGCAGCAGAACCAACAACAGGAACACCAGGAATCATTCTCCTTGCAGTGTTAAGATCATCAGTCACAATCACAAACTCAATGTCTGGATTATTTTTACGCATATGAGTCATCGCAGAACGATAATACTCAGGAGGAAGCATTGAGTGCCCTGTAGTATAGTCTCCACCCCTCAACTGAATCACACAAACATTATCTGATGAATAATCCCTTACTTTATACTTGTCATCATAAGACAACCAATCACAAATCTTATCTCGGTAATCTTCAATGTATGACATTCTCTGGAAGTTACCATTGATGTAGGTATTATCCTTTAGTTCCCAGAGATTTTTATCTGCTCGACCAATCTCCCCCATGACTTCGGGGAAAGGTTCACACACTTCCTTATAATAATGTTGAAACTCATGTGATTGTTGGAAGTGTAAGTCTTCTTCAACATTTAAATTTACTTCTTTTCCCCAATCAAAATCAAGAAATTTTCCTCTCCAACCTGGATAACTGATTCCATAATCATAACCGAGACGATCTGCAAAAACTCTACAAACAACTGCTCTCCAGATTTGATTACCAAGTCCAGCATGTTCATGAATACTTGCTGCTAACATAATTAAACTCCAAGTTCTTCTGCGATTTCTTTCTTGATCATCCAAACATTTCCGCCTTCACCCCAAGGACCTTCCACCATTCTCTTATGAAGAATTTCATGAAGGTCTTTATCAATGTAGGTAAAGAGATCTAGATCATGTTCTTTACAAATACTATGACTAAGATCTCTGAGATAGTAACATTTATGGGTTTCTTTATATTGTTCTACTACATTCCAAACATTATAATTATCAAGATTTGGCCAACCCCTACCAAACTCAAACTGGACATACTTGATATCTTTGATAACATCGTAGTGCTCAAGGATATCAGGTTCACATCCTTCAATATCAACTTTCAAGAAATCAATCTTACCTAGGATTTTACACTCCTTCATGACCTCATCAAACTTCCTAACCTTGACGGTAGTCAGATCACTCTTCCTAAATCGATGCTCTAGAATTGATTCACTATCATCATCGTATTGAACTTCTTCATTACGATTAGAAAGACCAAATGCAAAGACCTTGATGTTCTTGTTTCCTTTGACTTTTTCATTCAGTCTATCGATGAAATAACTATTTGCATCGAATAGATATGCCTCCGCTGTTGGTTTAATTTGAGAATACTCATCATTTTCTCTACACCCAATATCAACTAATACGTTGATATCGTCTTTGAAATATTCAAATGCCTCCAGTTCAGGTAATGGCATACTATACGCTAGATTTTGTGTCATGTTTACCTCCTATGATAACGATTACTATATTTTTTACGAAGGATTGTTAGTCCATTGTTCCAAGGAAGAGTTGACCACTCCCAAAACTGTGGATTAAGTTCTGCTACTGCACGATAAGGACCACCACCATCCCATTGGGCGCCGCCATGAGCAAGGTCACAGTGATAGAAAGGATCAGTTCCACCATACATCAAATCATGCAGAAGAATGATGCTGCTAGGTCCAACCAGTCCATCAAGAAGTTCAAGTTGTTTTTTGACATGAGGATATGAATGCCAGTCATCAACATAGACAACATCGATCTTCTTATCCTTTGGCCATTCCTCTAGGAACTTAATGCTGTCCTGCTTGCAGAAAGTGTAATGACCATTGTTTGGTTTGTATTCTGAAGGGTCATTGAGATCAACAGACCAAAGATGTCCATTGTTCAATTTTGCTGCCTCATACAGAGGTTCACTTGTGTGACCTTCTCGCACACCAAGTTCAACAAATGTTTTTCCTCTAGATGCTAATGCAATAGAAAAAATTGAAATGATGTGTCGATCAGAATCAAGGTCACCGTGAAGTGCCTTGTCGCAGAACTTGTCCAAAAACTTCATCAGTTGTCCTTCCAATACTCATACATATCCTTTGTCACTTCATACTCCATCTGCTTCACTTTTCTGTTTGGTTGCTTCATAGACCAAACAAACATACTTTCAATAAGTTCTTCAAGGTTAGTTTCATCCTTGAAGTCTAATACGGTCTTTGCTTTCGTGTGATCACAATATGCGTGTTTGACTTCATGGCGTGGTTCTCCATGCTCAATAGGAACATCATAACCATATTTCCTACCAATCTTTTGTACTGTCTCTGCAACTTCGTTGAGTGTAAAATATTTATCCGCACCAATATTGAAGGTTTCGTTGTCGTAATCCGTTAGAAGTTTATCAAAGGGTTCCAAGTAATATTGAATATCAGAAAATGCACGAGTTTGCTCTCCATCACCATACACAAGAAGAGGTTCACCAGTTAAAGTCTTACGAATAAAAATACCAATTACATTACGATACTTATCCCAAATATTTTGATAAATTCCCAAAACATTGTGAGGACGAATAATATTATACCGCAGACCAAACTGTTCATGTGCCAACTTCAAATCACACTCTACAGCATACTTTGCAATGCCATAGGGATCAACTGGAGCAGGTTGCTTATCCTCAGTAAAAGGTGGTTCTTGCTCTCCATAAACCGCCATACTAGATGTAAAGATCATCTTGGTATCATTCTTGATACACTCATTGACCAGATTGGTAGAGCAAATTAAGTTGTTCCGATAATTGAAATTACGAATAAAAGGAGAGAGTCCTTCTGCAGCATAAGCAGCAAAGTGAAGTAAAACATCTGGTTTATGTTCATCAAAAAGTTCTACCACTTTCTTCCTATTCTCAAGATTCAACTTGACAAATGTAAAGTTCTCTCCTTTGGGGACAAATGCTTTATATCCACCAGACAGATTATCAATACCGATAACCTCATGACCGTATTGAAGTAGGTGTCTAGTATAATTTGCGCCAAGAAGTCCAGCGCATCCTGTTACGAAAATTTTCATAGTGTTATCCAATTAGGGCAATAAAGATCTTTTGTATTTTTGTCCTTGTATGCAGGACCAAACCACATTTTAGGTGCGATTACTTTTTTATATGGATTCGATTGCAACCAAGCACCCCACCAACTCATGGAACTATTTGCAATTATAGCATGAGAACACAAAGACATCAAGCAAAGATCTGTATATGGAGTATATGATCCATCTTTATATTTTTCTTGTGGTTCTGAAATCATGAATCGATCACCAGAGAAGAACTCTTGTTCCTTAACCCATTCAGGAGAATCAGAAAAAACAATTACAGGTTGAGTATCACTAAAGTGGGAAAGTGCCTCTTCATAATAAGACAATGGTTGAACAGGATGCTGATCCCCACACTGAGTATAAGACCACTTAAATCCACGAGGATCAGTCAAGTTTGGATCTCCACGACGAACGTGAAGCATGATTGGTTCTTCAGAAAGAAATTGTTGTATAAATTCGAAACAAGGTGCGATAATATCATCATGAAATGTAAAGTCTTTTCTGATAACATCTGCAGCATGAGCAAAATATCTTTCTGATTGAAAGAATCCATAAAGACTCAAATTATCAGGACAAGTCTCGAATAGATTTTCATTAAAGTGAAAGTACTGTTCTTGAGCATAAGTTTGTGCTTCGACAAATCCAGTCCGAACGTGATCAAACTTAAAACACTGATGAAGACTGTAGTTTTCAATGCCCTCATGTTCTGCTGGAGGAATGCAAATCTCATATCCATGTTTTTCTCCGATACCACGAAGAGCGGCAAACTCAAACATCTGGTTTCCCAGTCTGCCTAGATTGCCGAGATGATTAAATCCAATCATTCTTTCACATACTCCTTTTTCATTTCATCAAATACTTTTTGAATGCCAGCACCGAGGTTAGTTTCTGGCAACCACCAACCAGTAATAAAGTTATCTGCTTCGTTTCTCTTATCCATTTGAACGCTGTCTTTTGCCAGACCAGGTTTAATTTTTACATCGTACATTCCAATTCTATTAAAGCACCCCTGAATAGTTGCTGCAACATCCTTAATTGTATCAGATCTAAATGATGTGATATGGAGAGGATCATCAACACTGAAATCACTGTAGCATTCCATCACTGTTTCAAGTGCTTTGCAGCAGTCTTCTGCATACAAGAACTGACGCTCTTCTGTGCCATCGGTCATCATTTCAAATTCACCTTCTTCAAATCCTTTACGAATGAAGTCAGTGATAACATGAGACTTCTCTGGATCTTTCTCGATACCATAGACATTCCAGAACTTAACAATGCGTCCATTCAAGTTCTGAGTATACATCTCACCCACACGCTTCATTACACCGTATGGAGAGTAACTCATGTTACTCATCTGAGATGATGCAAAAACAAACTTCTTATGATACTTCTTCAGCAGGTCAAACACATTGACCATGATACGAGCATTGTTGTTGATGAAGTCAAAGGTGTGCTGATACTTCTTCAGGTATCTTGATCCACCAACATCAAATGCAAGGAAGAAAACAAAGTCTGTATCCATGATAACCCGATGCAATTCGGGATTAGGAATAGTTGTCATGTCCTGATGGACACCATTGACAACATCAAACTCATGAATTTTATGACCTTTCTCACGAAGGTATTCAGTCAGGTAGGCACCAATTTGCCCACCCGAACCTAGAACTGTAATTTTCATTTAATTCTTTCTTCAAGATCTTTACGAGCGGTATCACCCAATCCATCCATTTGTTCAAAGAAAGCAAGAGACAAATTAATATTATCCTGCGAAATCGTTGGACTAAACGAACCAACTGGATCATAACCATACTCCATATTTAGGATGCGTTGGAAGTTGTCACCTTGGAAGATGTCTGCCCAACACTTCTCGCCAATGGTAGGAACAGTGTCAAGATAGAAGGAATAGATGATCTGCTCAGTGGTTCTCTGACTACCAGTAATAATCTCAGTGTTTCCAAAGTTGCACTGATTCACAAAAGCAATAGCAGACTGTGCATCAATACCAACTTCTTCCATGCGACCAGGAATAATGCTGATATATCCAACATCATAGGTGCAACACTTTAGAGCAGTAGAAGAATCAGCAAGACCAGTGACGTTGGTGATGACATACTCATTATATTGATTAACATACTCAAGCACTCGCTGATATGGAGGAATCTTCATACCAACCCTACAGGTGCCTTGAGTAGCATCAGTAATCATCTTGGCATACTCAAGGATCACTTCAGGGTCAAGGTGAGAATAAGGTGCTTGAATGTGAACCTCACCAGCATTGTCACCACGAATATCCGCAATGAGTTTACCCATCACAACAGAGTGATCCAACCACTCATCAAGGTGATACTTATCAAGTTTACTAAAAGCATTTGGATTAGTGGTTACACCACGCACCCACTTTGGATCAATATCAGATCCATACTTATCCATAGTAGACTTGATAAAGTCTACATTAGCAGTGTCAAAGAAAAAATCTCTCATAGTTGTTCCAAAGTTTTGTTAAAAGTATTCCAGTCTTCTAGTTTGACTGCTTTGTCATCGACGTAAAAATCTGCAACAGGTTTTCCAAAGTGAAGTTCATCATAAGGAATACCATGCCTATCCAACCATTCTACCACAATAGGACATTGATTGGCAATAATTTTACCAAGATTATTATTATGAGTAACCATATTTCTGGCAGTCATAATAATAATATAATGACCTTCCGCCTTTAGTCTCTGAACTGTTTCAATTGCTCCAGGAATTGGTTTTACATCTCTGTAGTGTTCATCTTCTTTTCTCGTATAACACAGAGTGCCATCAAGATCAAAACAAAATCTATAGTGTTTCATAAATCTCATTCAGTATTTTAAGACCAGTAATAAACATGGACTTCTGTCTTTCGAGACTATCATAGTGTCTGGCACACATTCCAACAAAAATACATCCTTCAATAAGTTTAATCTTCTGATAATCAAACTTATATTCCTCAACTAAGTCAACAAACTTAGAATTAATTTTATCTTTGTTAGACTCATTCCTAAAATCAAGGAAAAATTTATTTGATTCTACATCTACCTGAAACTGATCGTAGATAAAATATTCATATCCACCACTACAGGAATGCGAAATTTTTGCCAAATCATAATAAGGATCACCAAAGAACTGGGTTTTTCCAAATACGCCTCTAGGATCAATCATCTTGAGGACTAAATCTTTTGTAATTGGATTAATCCCATAAAGAATATTACTGAAGCAGAGGTCGCCGTGAATATAATAAAATTTGTCTTCAATCAGTTTGGTTTCAATAAACTCTTTGAGTTTTCCCCAGATTACATTGAAAGATTTTAGAGGTTTGCCATTCAAAACAAACTCTTCTTCAAGTCTCAAAGATCTGAAGAAATCGAAGTCATGCATCAACTTTACATATTCTCTTTCAGTCTTATCGACAAACATCAAGAGAGAATCTTCACGGTTCGCTGGAATAGATTCTGACTCCTTATATGCATTGATATATCCAAGAAGAAAGTCAAATGCTTTTTCCCAGAAATTGTCATGATAATTTGAAGATACCATAACATTTCCAAGATTATCATATGCATACAACTCCAATTCCATAGTATATGGAGGAGTCAGATCACAATCAATCATTCTAGGAAAGAATACTCTGAGATCATCAGGGAGATCCAGATAGTATTCTGCTTCTCCCTTCAGTCTCTCTTCTTCACTAGTTTTAATAATGCTTGCCTTTGTTTTAGGATTCAGGGCAAAACTATTATATGCTCTAGTGGTAAACTTCATCAAACTTTTACCATCGATTCAAGGGTTTTTTCGTCTACTGCAGACAGTGGAACACTACCAACAGAATCCTTATTGTACACTTCATCATACAGTTCTTCAATAGAAACAAAAGTCAAATTATAAATTTCTGCAAACTGTTTAAGGTTATCACCTTTGATCATCTTACCGTATTCATCCATGATTTCAATAATCACACCAACTTGCTTCAATCCTGCAAGTTTCAAAATCTCAACGCAACCCTCAGTATGCCCACGACGTTCAGTTAAGCGTCCAGGACGAGCACGTAGAGGAAACAGGTGTCCAGGTTGAGCAAGTTCAGTTGGTTTAGAAGTATCAGAAACAAATGTCTTAATAGTTGCTAAACGGTCAGAGACAGACATGCCAGTGGTGGCACCAAAAACTGCATCGATACTAGTAGCAAAAGGTGTCCCAAACTCATCACAACCATTGGAGTTCATCATTGGAATCTCAAACTGATCCAGTTTTTCTTGATTACAAGGGAGACACATCAGACCACGAGCATGTCTCATAGCAAACAAAAGATTTTCTTCGGTTGTTTTTTCTGCGGAGAGAACGATATCACCTTCAAACTCACGATCATAATCATCTACCATAACGATTGGTTTGCCCTTACGGAGATCTTCAACTGCTTGTTTTACATTTTCCCTTTTTACATGAAGCATAATGTCCTGAGGACTTCCGAGAGAAAGATACTCATCATCTTCCATATGATAATTCAAAATCTTTTTACCTTCATCAATGAGATAATTGTAAGTGGGAGCAACATACTTTTCTCGACTATATGAGAATGAACCGAATCCCCAACCAGCATCAGAATCATCATTCATCATTTTGGTTGCACTATCAACAAACAGTTGACCAGTTTTCCAGTAAAAAATTCCATTCAGTGAAATAGGAGAAATAGCAACCTTTTCTGCAAACTTAACTGCATATCCATCATCACCAAGAAGCATGTGACTATATGGACTTTCTGATCCTTCAGGGATTTCTGGGCGATTATAGGTACTCACAGCACCATCGGGATCATTATTCCTGATAAAACTCAAAAAACGATTATGATTCCAAGGAGTATACTGATCACAATTGGTAATGATAAGAGGAGCAGTTGTATCAATATTAAACTTTTGAATTGCTTTCAAACAAGTCTCTGCCTGACCTCTGGTTGACGCACCAATGTCAACGATTTCAAGATCGAGAAAATACTTATCACGAATCATATGAAGAACTTGTTGATAATTTTTTTCAAGTCCGTTCACAATGACATAATACTTACCAGTCAATTTAAAGGAAGACAGTGCCCACTCGATCAGAGGTTTTCCCTTAAACTTTACAAAGGGTTTGGGGTCAACATATCCATTCTTTTTAAAGCGAGTTCCAAGTCCAGCAATTGGAAATAAAATATTCATACCCTAATTTTTAATTATACTTTCAGATTATAATACAATATACAATCGATGTCAATTACTTCCTCCCGAGTCTAGAACCAAATATTTTGGTGTAATACTCAAGATTATCTACTTCCATCTGATGCCATCTTGCTATGATATCACCTTCGATATTAAATCTTTTAGGCGACCATCCATGTGCTTCAGCAATAATACCAAAGAGTCTCTCTCCCATTTCATCATCTACTTTACAGGTAGATTTCATATTAGAAAGAACTCCATTATCATAAAGTTCCATGGCAAATGAATTTTTAATGATATAAACAGGACCCCAACATGCATCAAATCTTGAGTTTGGTGGAGGACAAGTATATGGTGTGCCATCAAATACCTTTTTCATGTATTGATACTGATGTGTACTTTCTGAATGAGTTACATCAGGAAAGTAACCAATAGAAATGAACTGATGATCCATATCGATATATTCTTGCCAAGATTTTTTGATAATAAAAGAATCTTGAATATTAATATAATATGGTTCGTCGGGAAAGTGTTTTAATGTCTGATAAAATGCACCAGGAACTCTATGCTGATTACAGTCATCTAATATATGTACGTTATCATCATCTGAAAAGAAGTCATAGTAACTCTTGTCGTCAGACATAGAATCAACGATGACAATTTTTTCGGAGGGATGAAATTTTTTGATGGAATCTACAGTTCTTCTTACTGGAGAACCATCAAAATATTTACAAGAAAAGCAAAACATTTATACCCTCACTGAGTTTCATCTACGTGCGATGTTGACTGAACGCACTTCTTACATACAGGATGCTTCCAATATTCTCCATTTTTATGAATTTCTCTAAAGAATTTCATCTCATCACTGTTCCAAGCTTCCTCAATACTCTTTACCATAAGGTTTGCAATGGTTTCTTTCGTCTCATCAGATACAAGAATACCATCTTCGCCAGTCATTTCTACACCCTCAATGTTATGTTTGAGTTTAGCAATAGGTGTATCTGGTCCAAAGAAAGAGCAGCAAGGAAGAATGTGTCCATTCGACCTTACAGTCATGTGCTGATAAGGTTGAGCACACTTAAAGTCTTCAATTGAAGCATCATATCCTTCTTCCTTGGACTTATCAAACTTATCAACAATGCCAAGCAGGTCCTGAATACCAATGAAATCTGCTTTACCCTCCCACATTTTAACAAACTGATCAAGTTCATGGACATTCTCTGGAGTCTTCACAAAATTAACTCGCAAAGTGGGAAGTTTAGAACCCATCTCGTCTCTAATACGAAGGAAATTATCAATGTTATTAAGAATTTTGTGGTAGTCTCCACCAATTCTAATCTTATTATATGTTTCTTCAGTTGCAGCATCCAAAGAAACCTGAAGTCTCATCAAACCTGCTTCAATTAAACCTCTGGAAATCTTCTCAGTAAGGAGTGATCCATTAGTAGAAAAGTAGATATCAAGAATACCTTTACTTCTAGCATACTCTACAAACTTAACAATGTCCTGACGAATCAGAGGTTCATTAATTTGATTAAGTCTGATTGATTTAAGTCCTTTGGGGATTGCTTCATCAATGAGTTCTTTCCAAACCTCAAAGGGGAACCACTTGTCCTTACCGAATCTTGAGGTCGTTTCAGCATTCCATGTACACATCGGACAAGAAAAATTACAAGAGTAATTTAATTCAAAATCCAACTGCAGAGGAAAATCGGTAACAGTTTGAAGTTTAGAAGTCTCATCCCAAAGTCTACGATATTCATCGTATGCTTCAGGATCTACAGCATTCCTGACAGGATCAAATTTTTCTGCATTACCGAGTACGGTTGTTACTTCAGTTTTATTTGGAGTGCGAAGTGATTTCATTTGTTGTTCTCTTTTGAATAAATTTGCTCACTGATCCAATTGTATGTCTTACGGATACCCTCTTCAAGAGTCTGTTGATAATCCCAACCGAGTTCTCTGCGGATTACATCGTTGTTGGAATTGCGTCCACGAACACCTAGAGGACCATCAATATGATTCTTCTCTACGTTCTTACCTGCAACCTTAGCAGCAGTCTCAACGAGTTGGTTAATAGTAACCATCTCTTCGGAACCAATATTGACAGGACCAATGAAGTTGGAGTCCATCAGTCGTCTAGACGCTTCAATGCATTCGTCAATGTACAGGAAGGAACGAGTTTGTAGGCCGTCTCCCCACACATCGATGCATCCACCGTCCTCTGGGAGGAGAGCGACTTTACGGCAGATTGCAGCTGGTGCCTTTTCTCTTCCACCGTCCCAGGTTCCCTCTGGCCCAAAGATATTGTGATAACGGGTAACACGAACAGGAATACCATAATTCCTATGGTATGCAAAATAAAGTCGCTCAGAGAATAGTTTTTCCCATCCGTATTCGGAATCGGGGTTAGCGGGGTATGCGGATTCTTCACGGCAGTCGGGGTTGTCAGGATCCAGTTGATTGTGCTCTGGATACATACAAGCAGATCCAGAATAGAAAATCTTAGTCTTATTTACACCCTTGGTTTCGTTCAACTTATGTTGTTCATCAAGAACATTTAAGTTAATAGAGACTGAATTGTGCATGATGTCTGCATCGTTCTCTCCAGTGAAAACGAAACCTGCACCACCCATATCAGCAGCGAACTGATAGATTTCATCAAAGGGTTCTAGGAACTTGTCTACGATTTGTGCGTAGAAATTATTGTAAGGCCCAGCATAACGAATGCAACGACGAACAAAATTAACATCACGAAGATCACCACGGATGAATTCGTTTGCTTCACTTACAGAATACTCTGGATACTTAAGGTCTACACCACGTACCCAATAACCTTCAGAACGAAGGCGTTTAACCATATGACTTCCAATAAAGCCACCAGCACCAAGTACAAGTGCTGTCTTAGTATATTGACTCATTTTTGATCAAAAATAATAATCTTATTAGTATATAGTATACTAAAAAAGAGAGGTTTATGCAACCTCTCTTTAATAATATATTTGGGTATTGCAGGCTCGCCACTTGTTTTGAGTACGAGAAAACAAGAAACTCGGCGGGGTTAACCCCATCCGCACCAGGGCACAATTAACGTCTGTCCGCGACGGGCATATTGGGGATGACTCCACCACCTAGTTTTACGAACTAGGAAACGCGAGGGTCTGTTGACCATCCCGACCAGGGCAGGTTTATAGTCACTCCGGGACTATAAAAATGCACACCATCCAGTGACAATGTACTTATATTCAGTTTTAGAAACTATTCCATAATGACTATGAGTCCATCCGGCTGGCCAAATACAAAGATCGCCTACTCTTGCAGATTTTTTGAAGTTTTGTTGAGGCCAGTAAGTTTCCCCACCATCTTTAACATCATTCAAATAAATCATCCAAGCAAGAAGTCTTTTACTATCTTCGTCTTTACCATGTTCCATGTGTTCTGGGTGGTAAGCTTGACCAGGCAAATACTTCTGTAAATTATAATGTTCAAAAATTCCCCAGGGAGAACATAATGTTTTAAGAAACTTATGTTCCTCGACATACCGATTGACATTTTCTTGGACAATATCTATTAGAAATTGATGTGGTGTTGTACTCACACAAGGGAAATGTCCGAAATAAAAATTAGCAAAAGATGTACGGGAACTGTTAATGTATTCAATTACAGAATCACATTGATCTTTAGTCAGGGATTTTTCTTTTACATAAATGTAATTATCAGTCTCTGACATAACAAGGAACACCTTCAGGATCTAACCATTTAGTGTATTCAAAGTCTTCCATTGCGGTTTGCAGTTGCATACCATTATCACAAAGATACATATCACTATAACGTTTAGTCCAACTATCGGCTTTTTGAATTCGATAGTCAGGGAATCCATTATCTAGAGTTCCACACTCAACATAACGATAAGGAAAACGTTCGAGAAGAATTTTCATCAAGCGACCTCAATAGATTGGAGATCATTATAAACATATTCCATGAGCATTTCATAGTCATCCAAAGGATCACCAGAGAATACTACACCTTCGTTTTCATAATAACGACGAACCTTTTTGAAAAGTTTCGGATTCTTTACATCAAGGAAAAATTCACCATTTGCAGCACCACGAAGGGTTTGGATGTCTTTCTTGAATTTTGCGGTCAGTGCCATTGTCGTGTGTTGATTACCTAGTAATTATAGGGTGATGACGGTATTTCGTCAATATGGACAGAGTAGTTTCTGTCCTATGCTGGTTGCGAGGATCGAACTCGCCTATCTCCGATTATGAGTCGGGTGCTTTCACCAGAGAGCTAAACCAGCTCGTTTAACCATTGTGGATGGGATGATGATTCCCAGTTCCAGTATACGTTGTATTTGGTCCAAGGCAAGGGATCTGTATAATCACATAATGGATGATATAGATTATTAATACCCATGCCATCTGAGGTTTGTTTATTTTGATAACCTCTTAATATATTAATTCTTTTTGAATATGTTGACATATAAGTCCCATAAAACAAATCAGAATTTACACAGATTAATTGTTCTAATATTGATTCCGAAAGTTTGTCATCAATATCAGTATAAAAATCTTTGAGAAAATATAAATTTTTATACTTACTCAAATCATCAAAAAAGGTTAAGTCCTTTTCATCTGTTGATATGTATACGGGTTTATCATCTTTAAAAAGATATTTAATTATCGCAGAAAGTTTTGAAGATTGAGAAGTATCTGATATGTATTCTGATCTATCTTCTAGAAAATCATTTCTACGAACATGTATTGAATTATATGGACCGATAGTATTATACACTTTCTCAGACATTTCAGCAAATTTATCTTTGTACATCAAAGAAGAATTTACTTTCTTTTTCAATTCATTCCTCTTTAATGGACCTCCAGGATAAACACTATACCAGTAAAGACCATATAGATTTCTTTCAAAGTGAAGAAACTGTTCTTCAAAATCTAAAGAGAATTTAGTCCTTTTGCCAGAAAATTTACTAAAATCAGAATAATCTTCTATAGTTCCAGAATAAAAGACATATGGAGATCCAGATACAACAACATCTTTACCCATGTCAATATTTTTTATATTTGAAATATACTTTTGAATATTACCAGTATATGAATAAGGTCTCTTACCTCTAATGGGACAGTCAGTTTCTTTCTGTTCTATCTTAGAGAATAATCCATCCAGTTCAGGCACATCATACAAATCGATACAATTAAAATTAGAATAAAGATAATCTTTGTTAATATAATTAAAAATATCTATAAAGTTTTCTTTATTAAATTTTTTCGAGGCATAAAAAAACCAAAAGTCTGGAGGCAATATTAAAGTTCTATTTGTAATTTCACTGATAGACAGAGCAACTTCAAGATTCATTAATACATTAACGAATCCTGCATCTGTCGGTGCAAAAGAAACGTACTTCCTCATTAAGAAGCTTCGTTATTCTGTTCTGTATACATGCGTATGAGTTCATCATCCGCAGGAATCATTACTGCTCTTTCGCCAGTTTCTTTATTTTCTATGCCTATATGTTCTCCGTTCTCAACTCTTTCCAAGAGAACATCCCAGTTTTCTTGCCAGTATTCCACAGAATAAAAGTCCATAGTTGAGGATATTTATAAGTCGGGGCGACAGGATTCGAACCTACGACTTCTGCTTCCCAAAAGCAGCGCTCTACCAAGCTGAGCTACGCCCCGAATACTTTTATATAGTACTATATTAATTTTTTTCTGTCAACTTTTTGTAAATACAAGTTTTACATTTCCATTTAATGGATAATCTATTTCCAAAGGTGAAGAAGTATTAGAATGGATTGTAACTTCGAATACTTCTATTGTAAATGGCAAATTATATAACTGTTTTCTCACATAAAGTTCTATCTTTTTTTTAGCCTCTTTTGAAATGAGTTGAGTAGAATCCGTATTATACTGATATTCGACCATTCGTTTTACATTAAAAGTAACAAATCCCCTACCACCTTTAGAGATGAGTGATGAAAATTGAATCACTCTATCTCTAATTTTTGACAACGGACAAAAATGTAATGAATTTATTGCATACGCAGACTCCATTTTTTCAAAATAGTCTTTATAAAATTTATCACCAAGGTTAATATACATATCTGCATTACTACTTTTATCCAGTTTGGAGTCGGGAACATCTATTCCTATTATATTTGGAAAACACTGTTTGAACGCATTACACCCACATCCAATATCATAAATTTTATTAGGATTCAATTCAACCAAATACTCCAAATAATATAAAATAGAAGCATCAAAGACAGAGGAGGTTAATACTCCTCTTGGTGTATCTAGAGGATTCTCCATGGAGGTATCGAGTTCAGGTTCAAATGAGACCACATCATACTTTTCAATTAATGTTTTATACCATGATTTTGTTTTACTTTTTTCTTCAAAATCATCTTGATTGTATATATTAATATCTTCTTGCATAAATTATAATTTTAATGCTTTGATTTAGTAAATGGTTCCCAATGTTCCCACCGATATTTATGAACTGCCCACATACCTAAGATAGGAAAAAAGACCAGGGAGAATCCCATTACCCCAAGAGCAATAGGATTCTCCATAACAATTCGAGCAAAATGTCCCAGTTGATGCATCATTGATCCGATAAAATAGAAACTACAAATAAAAATAAGCCAAAACTACACATGAAAATAAGTATACCTATTTGGACTTCCATGTTTCCCAGGGGTTACAGTTATGCAAACATGATTCTGGATGTGCCCATTCTCTTTCCTCTTTCTGAGATAATTGATGTCTCAGTCTCCTAATCTCTTCCTTTAACCAGCGATTCTCGTTTTCTAGTTCTTTAATACGATATTCTAGTTTCATTTTAAATACACACTCCATATAGACTCTTCAAATTCTGGGAATAGTTCTCTAGTATTTTCATTTCTGACCTCATCCACTCTTTGAATTTCTTTTACAAAGTCTCCAAGTTCATCTGTTTTTGATTCCATTACCACTAATCGTTTAGCATATGAAACAAAATCAGAAATGTCTGCACCCCTTGGTTTTAAATAATTTAAAATATGGTCTGAAATTTTACTAAGAAGTTTTCTCTTTTCATCTAAAGGTAAACACTCTACAGAAAAATATGAGGGAGACTGAACGAAATTAAGTTCAAAATTCTCAAGGGTTTGAATTATACCAGTTTCATATAGAGTTTTATGTACATCAATAACTTCAAAGCAATTTAATAACCCCACTGTACATGTTATGACAAGTTGATCTTTGCGGTGTGGAAATTTTTCTTGAAAATCACCTACATTGGAGACAAATTTATTCCAATTAAAACCTTTTCTTATCAATTCACCACGTTCATAAAGCCCGTCTACACTAATGGACAAAAGTAAATTAGAAAACTTTTCCCAATAGTCTAATACATTTTTGTTTTTATAGTCCAACACACTAAAGTTTGTACTATAAATTAATTTTGTTTCAAATTTTTCTCTCTCTATCAACTCATCCAATATTTTATAGTGAGTATCCATTATTAATGGTTCACCCCCAGCAAAATATATTTTTTCAACGATAGGAAATAACTTTTCAATTTTTTTCCATACAGATTCATCTTCTTCTTGGCTTATTAGGAATGGAATTTTCCCCTTTTCTTTAGCCCATGAACTACTACAACCTTCGTAACAAGTTCTACATTTAAAGTTGCAAACATTACTTAATCTAAAATCCCAATAAACTATGTTAAATTTTTCAAATGTGCCATCAGATTTAGTTTGATCGACTAACTCTAAATGATTGGAAAACTCTTTATTTAAATATTGTCTTAAAGATTCATGACCCGTTTTTTCACATGCATAACACTCGGAACACTCTGGTCTTTTTACACCATTTAACATGTCCAATCTCATGTTTTTAATTTGATCCGAATTCCAAATTTGTTCTAAATCATTATCAAGAATAGAACCATAACTATATTTGGGATCAGAAATCCAACAACATGGAGTAATAATACCATTTGGATGGATATTAACGTGAGTCCAAGGAGCTACACAAAGAGTATCATTCATTTCAAAACTTTATGGGCTGTACCATCGCCATCATATTTATCGGTATCGTAATATCCACCTTTTCTAGTAGCAACAAAAATTGTAGTTAAAACAAAAGGTATTGCAATAATAGTCAGAGCCTTTCCAAGTAGATGTTCCATTAGATTACAGATGAATATCTGGTGGAGTAATCCCACTTTCCGAGGGAATTAAAAATGCTTTTACAAGTGGCGATCGTAGTATCTCCGCCCCTAACCATAAGGTTGTATCCACTGTCCATACTACAAACATCACGATTAACATCACAATCAAGATATGCGATGCCCAATTTTGAACAGTACTCTTCTCTTTTCCAACTGTCCGCAATACTGCTATTGCCATAATTAATAACAATATCGCCTTCACGACATAATCGTAGTAACTCATTGAGTATATCCTCTACGTTTTCTTGTGGAACTGCAATCATAAAAATTCCTGGTTTCTTATCAGAAATATTCTTATGACTATGTATCATTTGAGAAAGGCTTTCCAGAGAAGTGGTATATCCACTGATATAACCCTTTTCAAATTGCTCATCTGCTTTTTTAACATCTTTCCCATAACCCCATATTTCATGGCCATTTTTGATTAATAAACGAGAAATTCCTTCACCTATTTGTCCCAGTCCAATAAGTCCTATTTTCATCTATTCCTCCCAAGACTGATATTGAGATCTAAAGTAACTATCAACTTTTTTAAGATCATCAAGATGGACATTGCAAGTATATCCATGATCATCACACCATTCTAATGCGAACTCATGAAATTTTACATTGTTATGAACAACATCAATTCCATATATTCTTGCAAGTGATGACATTACAAAATGCCAACACATGTCTTCTTTTTTCACTCCACTACTCCTCCACAATGAGGACATATCCATCCCTCATCACCAAAAAGTAAACTTGAATGGAATGCACCAGACTCACAAAATTGTTTGATTGGTTCACTGATTTCAGCGTCAACCAAACTCTTATGACAATGTGGACATTCTCTGAGTGTTAATGGGTAAATCATACTCTACTAGGTACGTATTCAATGTCTTCTAAAACTTGATCAAGAATTGCACCATACTCTCTGAACTTTCTATCTCCAGCGATAAAACAACGTTGTCTCATCCAAACGGCATCAGCCAACATCTTTACTTGTTCTTCGGTAAAGGTGAATTCCTTCATTTGTTTTCCTCTTGTTTTTGTACTTGATCCCAGTCTTTCTGGAATTGTTCTAGACCTTTCTCGGTCATGACATTCTTATACATTGCCCAGAAAACTACTGGGGGAATCGTAACAATGTCTGCACCAAACTTGGCAGCTTGTTCTACTTGACGTACATCACGAATTGATGCACCAAGAATCTGGGTAGTAGTAAATCTACCATCTCCAGTGTACACTTCACGTATGTCTTTGATAAGTCCGAGTCCATCCACGGAGTTGTCCATCCATCTACCCACGAAAGGTGAGATGTATGCAGCGCCAGACTTCTCTGCAAGGATCGCCTGTGCGACTGAGAAGACTAAAGTAACATTGACCTTATAATCAGCGACCGTAAGTGCCAGGCACGATTTAAGTCCTTCCACAGTACAAGGAACTTTGATAGTCACATTCCACATACCATTAAATGCCTTTGCCTGATCAATCATTTCTTCCGCAGTATCAGCAACAACCTCGGCAGAGATTGATTCCAACCTTGGGAATGATTGATGAATTTCTTTAATAACTTCGATTGGATCACGCCCACTCTTTCGAATAAGAGTTGGATTAGTTGTAACGCCATTCAAGAGACCAGTTTCATATACTGATCTAATCATATCAATGTCGGCGGTGTCTAGAAAGATTTTCATATTTACTTCTTAAAAAGGATAGGCATGTGTCACTCCCCATAAAACAAATAATCCTATGGTTCCAAAAATGACCAAGGTATATAGAGTCAGACTATTCATCACATTCCTCCTCCGTTACGGAATCCTACAATGTAACCAATCAAAACTCCACACATAAATGATACCCACAAATATAACATGTGAGACACAAATGCAATGAACTCAAGCCATTCCGTCGTAGTCATCGTCCTCCTCATATAAAGGGCAAGGTTCTTCAAAGAGATATTGCATCCGAAGTTGATTCGTTCTTTCGTAAATTTGTCGGTAAAACTCCTCTTGTTCTTCTTTACTCATCTCTCTTGAATAAGTCCTCTACTTGTTTACGAGCATTGGTCATCTTTTCTTTCTCACGTTCTGCATGTCTATATCCATGTTTACCGTGAAATATAAAATGACCCTGGACAATCATAGTGATACCAAAGAGGAATAGAGTTACTACTCCTACCCATTCGGTAATGTGATATTCAGCCATGGTAGAACTGGTGGAATAACGCCAATGAGTCTCAAAAGTCCTTCAGCAAATAAAGCAAGCACAACCCAACCAACGCACATAGAAATAATGGAAGCATTCCTATTGTGTCTGCGTATAGCAGCATCAATCATCTCCTGAACTTCAGTACGACTTACATACTCCTCGTCAAAGGGTTCCATCATTTTTCGTCTCCGAGAAATTTAGCCAATGGATCTTTTTCACCTCTAACAATTGCACATGCTCTTTTGTAGAACATATTATCAGTGTTACCAGAAGACTCAAAGGTCTCCTTGATCTTCACCCAATTATTATAGGTTTGTTCGTCCATGTGATTATTGAGTTGTACATAGCTATATAATAATTACTACTCCTTAAAAAGCACCATTCTGTGTTCGTATCGTAACATTTATTAAGTAATAATTAAATTTGTAACTATTTTTAATATAATTTTTTGTGCTTATAAGCTTGTGCAAAAAATGTCCACATCGAATGGGCAGGAGTAGTAACTCTATCAAATATCATTCCACTTGAATAGACCATTGCAAATAAATCCAAAAGATTTACTAAACTATTTTGCAAAGGATAAAAATATTTTTCAGAATCAAAATCACAGTCACTAAAGTATTTCATATACTCATCCAGATAATCATCTCTCGTTACAAGGTGTTCTGGATATTTGTCAATAAAATGTTGTATGAAACTTTTTGGCACATCATAACTTAGATATATCTTTTTATTTGGATTTTCTTGTATGAATTTATCCATTCTTTCATAATAATATTGATCCGAATGTATGTTTATGTCAACAATTCCACGATTTGCTTTGTAAACCTGGGTATAGAAATTTGATATTTCACTCTTATCAACATACTGTTTTAACTCTTCAAGATACTCTGGGGTAACTTTGGCACGAATACCTCTCCTAATTTGAACAGACACCATATCAGAAAAAGTATTATCAAAAAATTCATTCAGATTATTATCTTTAAATTTTATCAATCTAAAATTATAAAAAAATCCAGCAGTTTCTGCACAATCAGAATGCATATTTACAAAGTCAATATACCTATCATACACTGCATTGAATGGTCCAGGCCACATATCATTCCAGTCATAATATAAAATTTCATGTTCAACTCCATCAATATTGAATAGAGAATTTTCTTCGTTCACACATGGTCTTAATAATTCATGTGCGATCTGAGTCTTGCCTGGTTTGGTTAAAGCTAACTGAAACTTATACTTTGTATTATCAAACTTATCTTCAATAGAATTAAACACCATGAACTTATTTGGATCATCTTTATCCAATAAAGGAATTTTATCCTTATGCGAACCCATGTAATAATATATCTTACATGAAGATCCCCGGGTAGGAGGGTTAGAAAAAATCACTCTGTTTCCTTTCACATAGTAAGAGTTTTCTTTTTGCAATTCTCTATTGAGATAAACAAAAATCTTTGAGTGAAAAGTTTTTATATCTTCCCCATCCTTTGACTCCAACCCACCAGCACCAGTAGCTTGGTCATTTAGACAAAGGTCCAAATGAGTTTGTTCAGACATCACATAGTTCTGATAAACCAAACTCATTTTTTGAGTTATAGTAGATGAATCTAATTTATGATATTTTTTTCCCTTAAGATAATTACTTTTAACTATCTCGGTATTTGGAAGATTCAATACTTCCAGTTCTGGCCAATCAAAAGAATTTACCAATAAAGAACAATCACATATCTGACAAATGTGATGAAAATATTGCCACAGATTTATTCGGTACAATAAACCAGAACTCACTGAATGTGGTATGTGTGATTTTACATTCAAATCCAAAAATATTCTTTTCTTCATTCTTTAATAAATTATTACATATTTTCTTTAGATCTAAAACAATTAGAAGTATGACCCCAACACGAATCGTATGATTCTGTTGGATATAATTCTCTTGAGTGACAGAGAACGAAGAAATCCAACAAATAAGCAAGAACCTTTTCCAATGAGACGAATCTAGGTAAGGGATCTTTTAGATTGAACTCGGAAAAGAAAGAAAAATATTGCTCTATGTAATCTTTTTTAGAAATTAAATTATTGGGATACTTATTAATAAAGTGTTGAACGAATGATGATGGTACATCATAACTCAAATATATCATTACAGATGGATCTTCCTCTATCTTCTTTTCAATAATTTCATAAATTTCTTCATCAGATGCGATTGGCATCTGATAAGGATCATCAAAGACAGCTACCTCTCTATAAAATTTCTTTATTAAATCGGGATTGACGTATTGAGAAAGATCATTTAAATACTCTTCAGTTGGCAGCACTCCAGAACCTCTTCTGAGATGAACGACAGTTACATTAGAAAAATTTTGTTTGAAAAATTCATTCACTTCTTTTTTTATAAATCCTAGATTTATAAACCATGAGTAAATATTATCGTAGATTTTAATCCATCTATAGAGTCTACGTCTTTCTTCGCAATATTCTATATATCCGTCAGTATTTTGATAGTCAAGAACGATAGAATCATATAACTGACCATCAACATTAAAAATAGAGACACTTTCACTAACAAATGATCCCAACAACTCGTATGGTGTTTTGCCGTCGATAGAATCTGGTGGAGAATAAGATTCTAAAAGAACGGCAGATTTAGATGTTATATGAGGAAAACGTACTAAACAATTACTTTCTACAGAAAGTTGTGATTGTATTTCTTCTCTAGTCAAGAAAGTAATGTTAGGTAAATGAATAATCTCACTTTCTGGAAAATAATTTCTATCAACAATTATTGTGAAGTTATAAATTCTTGATAGAATATTCATATGCAACATATCATAGAGTCTCTGACCAAAACCAGAATCAAGATAATATTCATTTCTATTCAAATAAACTTCTTCAGTGAATGAAGTAATATATACTTTCTTTTCGGTCATGAGAATATTGAAAGGTATATTTTATTTATTTCTATTAAACGGAAAGGGTGGGATTCGAACCCACGGAAGCTTTCACTTCGCTAGTTTTCAAGACTAGAGCCTTCAACCACTCGACCACCTTTCCAAATTTTTATCGAACTTCGAAGTTCAATTTGCGAACTTTTCTTGTCCTTCTTGACTCTTGATAAGCCAAATCTTCATTCGATAATACTGATGTTTTTTTATCTTCTTTGATAGAGTTTAACATAATCACTTGAGATAAGTCAAGTGCAGTAACTTTACTGTCTTTAATAGTTGTTAAATTATCACATCCACAGCACTTCGTTTTTGTTGGATGTCCTTCTAACTCGGTATTGCAGAGTTTGCATCTGATTCGTAACATTGTTCTATTTTAGTTATGCAAGATGACGGGATCGAACCGCCGACCGCCTCGGTGTAAACGAGATGCTCTACCGCTGAGCTAATCTTGCGGAAGCGGGTAACCGGGTTCGAACCGGTGATTCCAACTTGGAAGGATGGCGTGTTACCGCTACACCATACCCGCATGATTTAAGTATACTTTATTTAGAATATATTGTCAAGCGTCATATGGCCTGTGACTTAAATCAAGCATGATTAATATTTCTTCGATAGTTCCGTTAAGATTATTTTCGATCCCCTTCTTTATATATTCAATATTTTTAGGAATCTCTTTAGAGTTGTGATTACTCATATTTAACAAATCCAATAAGTATTCTGTTGTATGATTGTAATTTTTAATCATCATTTTTTCTTGATGATTACCAAAAGCAATACACAATTCAATAAATTTTTCTCTTATTGGAGGATTTTTTTCTATAAACTTTAAATCATCGTCAGTTATAAAAGTTGGTTTACCTCCAGGAGGAACATTATAGTATTGTTTCTCCATAAGATCATCAAAGTTTTTATAATCTTTTGGTGTACATCTATTGAGAACTCTAGAAATAAGATCTCTCAATTTTAATTTATCATCATCATTCATCAAACTTAATTAGATCGTAATGTTTAAAATCAACAACAATAACTGTTCTAGGATAATCTCTTGTTAAAGAAGGAGGAGGCAAAACTGCAGCATGATTTACGTTGGGATGATGAATTATCATAGAGTTTTCATCCCCAGGAACTATATATTCTCTACCAGAGTCTTCAATCAGAGTTCCATATATCCTAGAAGGGTTTTCAAGATAATATATTATACCAAGATTTAAATTCTGATGTGAATGAAGATTGCCATAATTTATATACATTTCACTTTCATATTCTTCCTGGGTACAATCAACAAGTCTTTTTGCCCAATAAGATGCAACTTTCAATTGAAGAACAGAGGGATCGTTTGTTAGTTTGGCATATTTTCTCATATGAGATTTAACCATACTAAAAAAATTGACCCAACACTTTTTATTTTTTAATTTTCTATAATACAGTCCGTTAGTAGTCTCAAGTAACCCATCTCTATTATCTGGATTACTTTTCAATTCATCATCAATTTCTTCCTTAAGTCCCTCAATATCTTCAGGACTTAAACAGTTATATGCGTGGTATAAAGTTCTACCAAAAACATTCATGGTAGTAAATGTTCTGGCATCTTTATCGTATAACCTAGTCATAGTTCATATTGTTAATGTCGGTAAGAGGACTTGAACCTCCACAGATTACTCTACTGGAACCTAAACCCAGCGCGTCTACCAATTCCGCCATACCGACGAACTCCCCCGGCAAGATTCGAACTTGCGACCCATTGATTAACAGTCAACTGCGCTACCGCTGCGCCACAGGGGAATAGGCGACTCAGGAGGGACTTGAACCCCCGACCAACTGCTTAGAAGGCAGATGCTCTATCCAACTGAGCTACTGAGTCATGAGATAATGATACTATGTGGAGAGAAGATTGTCAAGTCTCCACTCGTCTAAAATTTCAAGAAATTCAGGAAAGGTTTTAAAAAGATTTTCTCCGTTAGACTTATCTAAGTAAACATTCTCCCATAAGAATTGTTGTACAACTCTTTTATTTGTTTCTTTATTTAGATACGTTATAATAGGATTCATCAAGAAACTAATATCTGTATTATACTCGGAATTATATCGATCAATAAAAGAATTTAATTTTAATTTGATCTTTTCTTTAAATTTATTAGGAAGAATCCAACAGGCTCTATAAGATTCTTCCACACCATTATCCATAAACCACAATTGAAGATGTTGTTGATCACCCTCTAAAAATTTTTCAGGTTTAATATACCCAATGTCTGTAAGGTACTGAATAATTTCAGGTAGTCTAAACACGTTATAACAGGAAACAACTGTTGTAATCTGTCTGTTGAATGGTTGAGTTGTCAATATTTTTAAATTTTTATCTACAACAGACCATACCGTTCCCTTTCTAATGTATTCCGCTCTTTCACCAATCTCATCAATACTTGCAGCTATAGAAAGTTTTTCTGGATTGAATTTTTTCCAATAGTCCAAAACATCATGAGATTTATATTTAAGAATTGATGCATTAGTGCTATACTGTATATCGATATTTGTCTTTCCATTATCTATTAATTTTTGAAGAAACCAATAATGTTCATCCATAATTAAAGTTTCACCACCAGCAAATCCTATTGCTTCTAAATCCTGAATATTATTTTCTACAAATTCTTCAAAATTTAAATCTTTAGTATGTTCTACAATTTTTCCATTAAATGCACTGCTAGTTTCTTCATCACACATTCTGCATTTAAAGTTACACTTACTACTAATTCTAAAGTGATATCCCTTGAACTTAGTTACCTTTAAAGATCCATCATTGTTAGTATTATTAATTGCTTCATCAAATGAATCTTTAAAGATTTGATTGTAAGTTTTTCTTAGACTTATTGATCCGAGTTCTTCAGATTTTTTACAAGAAAAACAAGATTCTGGCAACTCCTCCAAAAGAGACAATCTAAATTTTTTCATCTCCTCCCCATTCCAAATTTCTTCTAGGGATTGAGTTTTAATATCACCAAGAATTTTCGGATTACTGCAACATGGTATTACTTTACCACTTGGTTCCATATGTAACCATAACCAAGGAACGATACACTTCATTATAGTATTCCCTGATTATTAATAAAATTTATGAGTAAAGAAGCGTAGTGTCTGTGATACTCTTCTGGATAATGTTCCGACCACCTATGTTCTTTCTGCAGATGTTTCCACCTCTCATTAGTTGTTGCTCTTCCCCAGAAAGAATAATTTGAATACGAAAAATTAAAATTAAACTTTTTATTATGTCCATAATAATTTTGTTCTAAAATATCATCCCAAGATCCACTGTACCATTGACAACTACTATGAAAAACAAATGGTATATTATTTTCTATACAAATTTTTTGAATATACTGTACTTGTGTAAGAGATTTTAAATCTAAAGATTCTAACGTATTGTCTCTTAAGTAGTCTTCATATACAGGCAACAATCTTTTAAGATCTTTAAAAAAATCAGTATCCTCTTCGCCTTTCTTAATAAAAGAATTTTCAACTTCTTTATAATATTTTTTATCAAGAAGACTGGGATAAAAATGAACTGTTAGATCTCCTTTGTCTTCAAAGAACATTCGAGAAGATTCACAAAAGTTAAACAAAACAAAAACATCTTCTTTATTTTTAATTGCTGACTTTATCTCTTTGTTGAATCTATGAATTAACCAATCGTTTCCACAACCGGCTTGAGAAAAATTTTTATAATCAAATTTATAATAGTTTGCAACATACGCAGCATAAGACCTATCAAAACATTCATAAGAATATCTTTCTAGAATCTCTGCTCCAGCTGTATGACTATCACCAAAGGCTAATAAAGTCCTTTTCATTAAACTATTTGTAAATAAAAGGATCTCTTTTTTGAAGTTCTTTTAATCGTTTCTTGAAAGATCTTTCTTTCTTCCAGTTACGTATAAAATCTAAAATTTTTTTCATGAGATGTAATAATTCTCATAGTATTTAATCAAACCAACAAGAGATGAATTGCCTTGAGATACCCAATCATGAGCACATTCAGTAATATTTTTCATACTATGAAGTGGTTCTCCATTACTATCCAATTCGGAACCGAACATATTTAATAGAGAATAATAAACTTTCTGTCTAATCTCCATTCGATCATCAGAGTATCTCCAATCTTCATTCATTGAAACTGCCTCAACCCAGTAGCAGAATTCCATATACCAGAACCAGAGTCCCATCCACCAGGACCTTCCTGGAAATTTTCCGAACCACCAACATTCTCTTGCCAAGTTGCCCAGTGTTTAGAAGCACGAGCATACATCTGTTGATGAATATCTTCTGGTTCTTTTTTAGGTTGTGTTGCCTCAATAAACCTTTGCTCTTCAATCTTTTGAGCAATATGTTTTTCGTAAGCAATAACCTTTTCACTTTTTACAGGTTTAGAGAACCAAGAGTCAAAAGGAGTTGTTACTGGAGCAGCAACTCCAGTGTAAGAAGGTTTTTGAGGCTCAACTTTTTTCTTTTTTTCTATAAACTCACTTTTAGGAATAAACACTCCTTTGAGTTTTTTTATACCACCAATTACTTTTTTAATCATGACCACACAAGTTTTTTAGTGTACTGATAAGCATACTGTTGACGATATCCCTTAATGCCCCAACCCAACCAGTAATAAGCCCCGACCATATACTGATCGACTGTCTGACCAGGACCTTCAAACTCGGGAAGGTATCTCTGGAAGGTATACTCGTTAATCATGTATGCTGTCTGACCTTCAAGGGAAGAAGGATCATAACCATACTTCTTAGCGAAGCGTCCTAACCCCAGATAACGGTTCGTAGAGGTCCACTGAATGAGTCCGTAACCACCGCGAAGGCAACGATCGTAAGGAACTCTAGCACCTCCCTCACAAATATTGGGAGTGAAGTTACTTTCTGATTTAATATTTCCCATGATCGTTGCAAGTGCATTGCGATCGGAGATTTTGGTTTTCTTTTGAAGTTGTTCAAGGACATATTGTTCGTTCTTGTTACAACTTGGACACTTCCATTCTTTTTCTACTACTTCCAATTTAATTGCTTTTTCTTTGTTGACAGAAACATCTACTGGAGGTGGATTTTTAATTTCATTAATTGCAGGATATGCACAAGCAGCAATAGGAATTGAAAGGAAAGATAGGATGGATAGTCTTTTAAGCATTTAATTAACAGAATTCAACATCCGTTTAAAGAAAGGGGTATACCCTCTTTTCAGAGAGCAATCTTCACGGCTCATTTTATTTAGATACATTACAGGAAAGTCTAAACATTGGCAAAGCTTTCTTTAAATTCTTCATAAACAGCTGTAGCATTTAGATAATCACCCATAGCCACTAGGTCATGGATGCGATCAATGATTTGGTCCTTGAGCATTTGAGTCTCATTCATCATTTCCTGTTCCATGAAAATAGTCCTTCCTGTAGTAACGACCGAGAACATTAGAATTGTAGTATGCGGGTTCCCCATTGTCAAGTGATTCCGTGAGGACGTTCATTGCAAACAATTGACGGGTCTCCTCATAGTTTACTTTTCCTAGTGTACTATGTAGTGACAAAATATAACGTTGGAAGTTCTGTTTTCCGTACTTTTTAATATCTTCTTTTAATTCTGGACAAGATCCGTAATACTTTTTCCAATCGGATTCTTGTTTTACTCTGCGGCTTTTTCCTTTTGGTTTCCGAAACGACCAAAAATACTTTCGACCAATGTAACGTCGTGAGTTGGACTTATTGGTAATGAGATAAACAAAACCGAAGTAGTCCCCAATATCATCAGTAGTAAAATATTTGTCGCCATATATCCAGGGATTCTCATAGTCACAACTCATTAAAGCTCTTTAGAATTCATGAGCTTATTTATCTCTTGAACCCTGGCAGAGTTATTGTAACCATAAAAAAAGAGTCCGTCAAGCGGACTCCTAAAACTTCAAGTTTTATATCACTGACCTCTTGCTGCCTTCATTGCGGCATCCATTTGAGATGCTCTGTTTCCTAGTTTACCAGCGATTCCAGTATTTGAGGAGGTATTTGTATTTGTTTGTTTCTTAGCCATTGGATTCTTGATACCGAGTCTTGGGTGACCGATGTATCCGTCTCCAGCTTGTCCACCTAGAACCTCATCAATCTGATCACCTTCTACTTGAGTTTCCTCTTTTTTGGCTTTGCGAGCTTCGATTTTCTTGTTGAGTGCCATGATATCTTTGATGCTCATCTTACCAATACCAGTGAATCCGTCCTTGGAAGGATCTGGTTGACCCTCAGAGTCATCTTTATAACCACCAGCAGAACGAGCAGCACGACGGTTCTCGTCTACATACTCAGCTTCTTCTTTCTTAAGGTTTGCCTTACGATACTCAAGATCTGCACGAGTTCCCTTGTCCATCTTACCTTGGGACTTTGGTTTGGTCTTACCACCTTCGTCAGGTTGAGAACCAGGATTTTCTGCCTTAACTCTACGACCATGGGTGTATTCGGCACCAGATTGTTTGTCATCACCAGAAACCATCTTACCACCAGGAGAACGGTCTCTCTTGTATTCGTCAGAGGACTGTCCGTGTTTGCCCTTGTAACGTTCTACAATCTCATCTCTCCACTCTTCACTCATGTTTGTCATGATTACAAGTGCATTCTCTTCAGTCTCTGCATAACCTTCATCTAGAAGGTATCCTTTGACGAGATCAAAGATGTCTACACCTGAATAGATTCCCTGTCTGATTTGTGTGGGAGTCCGTTTTGCTGGTTTAGCAGCAGGAGTTGATGCTGGTTTAGCAGCAGGAGTTGATGCTGGTTTAGCAGCAGGAGTTGATGCTGGTTTAGCAGCAGGTTTTGGAGGAGCAGCTTTAAATGCGTTTGGATTCTTAACTAATGATTGATGTCCTGCTCCTAATTTAGCAACTGCAGGTGATTGAACTGAAGGTGAGTTCATTGGCAATTTTGATCTCATGTCTTTCATGAGAGGATTGTCAGTCTGTTGAGTACCACGGATTCTTGATTTCTCAGCAGCGGCAGCAGCAAGTTTTGGATTTGCCTTTGCCCATGTTGCCATATCCTTTGCTTTATCACCAGTCTGCTTTACAAATGGTTTAGCAGGAGCAGCAGGTTTTGATGAACTTCCAGATGGTCTTGGTGAAGATGAAGTTGTAGAAGTAGTCTTTGGAGTTTGACTTCCAGGAGTTTGACTTCCTCTGATGTCTGCCATTTTACCAGCAACTCTCATACCAGCAGCAGTTGCTCCCTGTTCAGTAGATTTTAAGTTTGATGGAAGGTTTGCAACTGGAGGTCTACCAGATAGATCTCTCTGTGCTCTAAGTCTTTTTAGTTTTGCTTCATTCTCGCGTTGAGATGCAGCATTTCTAGAAGCGAGAGATGGTGTCCCCATTTCATCCGCATCGATTTCATTTAATAATTCAACGCTTTCATTCATCTTTAAGTAAGTCTCCATTAGACTCTGAAGATCCTTTCCTTCCATTGACTCTACACAACATTTTTACTATAATAATATTTAGTTAATACCAGAACCAATAAATATAAAAAGCAGGAATAGTGGGTAAAATTAATGTCCAGACTTGGAATTAATACTGGTACAAATCCAAATGATGGCCAAGGAGACTCATTGCGAAGAGCAATGGGAAAAATCAATAGTAACTTTCAGGAAGTATATAATGTACTTGGAGATGGAGAAAACATAGTAAGTTATGCAAACACTTCTGGAATTTCAACGCTATCGGAGAATCTAACTGGAAGTCCTACAATTCAAGTAAGTGGGATATTAAACACAGGAATAACAACAACAGAACACATTGAAGTAACAAATATAACTTCAACAGGAATTATTACTGCAGTTTCATTTAGAGGAGATGGAAGTCAGTTAGAGAACGTTGTTGCAACTGGTGTTGGTTTAGAAATACTTGATGATAGTGTAAGAAAAGGTGTTGCAAGTGAATTAAATTTCACTGATGGAATAGTAGCTGGATCTGTATATGGAAGTAATAGAATAGATATATCATTAGAACCTGGATTTGCTGTTGGTTCTGGATCCCAAGGTCTTCAGGGAATTCAGGGTATTTCTGGTTCTGGTGGTCAGGGTATTCAGGGAATTCAAGGAACTGATGGTCCAAAAGGAGATGATGGTCTTCAAGGAGATCCAGGACTTCAAGGCCTCCAAGGCCTTTCTGGAGAAGCAGCTCTTCAGGGATCACAGGGATATGACGGTACTCAAGGCACTGATGGTCCACAGGGAACCACTGGCGAACAAGGCATCCAAGGTCTACCTGGATCACAAGGCAACGATGGAATTCAGGGTTCTACTGGTGCTGGAACTCAAGGCACTCAAGGTATAACGGGATCACAGGGTTCTGACGGTACTCAAGGTACTGATGGTGCTCAAGGTACTACAGGTACTCAAGGAACGGATGGTCTTCAGGGAACTACAGGTTCTGGTTTCCAGGGTGCTGATGGTACACAAGGTACTGATGGAATTCAGGGATCGGATGGAACTCAAGGTTCTGATGGATTTGGATTACAAGGTATTCAAGGAACTCAAGGTTTAGATGGGATTCAAGGTACTACAGGACCAGCGGGATCATCCGTAACAATTCAAGGATCTGTACCAACTTCAACCGCATTACCTGGTTGGCCGGGTGCATATCTTGGAGGAGTTGGTGATGGATACATAACCCTTGATACCGGACATCTATGGGTGTGGAATGGGGGAAGTTGGGATGATGTCGGTAATGTTACTGGTCCTCAAGGTTCTACGGGAGCTATTGGACTTACGGGAAATCCTGGACCACAAGGTACCGATGGACTTCAGGGAATACAAGGTACCGATGGATTAAGCGTTCAAGGAACTACTGGTACTCAAGGTTTCACTGGTACACAAGGATTTACTGCAACTGGAACTCAGGGTACTACTGGATCACAGGGTACTACTGGTAGTCAAGGCAGTGATGCTACTGTTCAAGGTATTCAAGGTATTCAAGGTCCAGAAGGGACAGGTGGTGGAGTTGTTGGATCTGCTGGAACTTGGGCAGTAAACGTTTCTGGTATTCATACAAGTAAGAACGTAGGTATTGGGACAGAGTTATCTACAGATGCTCTTACTGTTATTGGGGATGGTAATTTTTCTGGGGTTGTGACTGCAACTAGATTTGAAAGTCAAACTGCAGGAACACCAACTATTGACTCTCCGAATAATTTAAATATTAATGCCATCACCGTTGCAATAAGTACAAGTCTAACCGTAGGTGAATCTATAGTTGGTGCAGGCCAAACAATTAATTCTACAGGAATTCAAGTCACTGGTGTAGTAACTGCTACGCAATTTGTTGGTTCTGGTGTTGGTCTTTCTGGTATTGGTAGTAATACATTTGCTGCCACTGGATATATTAATCTAAATGGAAGTTCTCCAACATGGACTGGAACTTCTGGATATACAGTTGCTCATTCTGGCGGCGGTGGGGGCGATGAAGTTTATACACTGACATTCCCAACAGCATACTCGGCAAGAACTGATTACATTGTTCATGCTAGTTATGATGGTACTGATTGGGTTTCTGCTAATGGCGCACAGATTGGTATTGAAAGAAATACTGACAATGTTGTATTTGTTCCTAGAAGATGGAATGAGGACCCACTGAACCTTGGGGATATCATGGTTTCAATTATAAATCTCTAAATAAGTCTTGAAAAAATGACTCTCAAAAAATATACAATCAGTGTAACCGAAGCTCAATATTGGGATGATATTCATCACGCTCTTATAATTGACTCCAATGAAGATGGTATTCCCGATAGACAAATAACCTGCACAGATAGTAAAGATCACAGTCCCACAAGAGGAACCTATGAGTTGACCGAAGAGGAAGCATCGGAGATTGCTGCACATCCGCATGTTGAGTGGATTGAATTAGATCCAACAGAATATCCAGAAGAATATCCAAAACCAGGTCATTATATTAAAAGGTGGGGAAAAGGTGTAAAACATTATCGGGACTTGGGGAGTTCAGGAATTCCTGTATCGAGTCCAAGTGGTATAGAATTGGATAGAACCGGATGGCAAATTATTAGAACTGGAACCAAAACATCTGCAGATGGTGGTTGGACATATGGATCATCTGGCAATTCTTCCCCAATCATTCGGGACGTTGAGTATAGTTTAACTGGAAAAAATGTTGATGTAGTTATTCATGACTCTGGAATTTTACAATATCATCCAGAATTTTTAGATGAGAATGGACAATCCAGAGTAAGGGATGTTGTTCTTGATGGTCCTTACTACATTGATCCAGATTATTTTGACAATGTAATACCTGCAGTTAAGTATACTAAAGCTGACGGTAGAGTGGGAATTGCAACGACTTCTGCAAGAGAATGGTGGACAACCTCATCAAAAAGATCTGTAGGATTCTCTACTATTGGTATAATTGCAGTTCCAACTAACTATACAGTACCAAACTGTTTGGGTACAGATTTAATTGGTAATAATACAATAGGAGCTGGACATGGTACTTGTTGTGCATCTTTAGTTGCTGGAAAAAATTTTGGACTTGCGTTTGAAGCAAATATATGGAATATGTCTGGTATTGGAGATCCAACTTCAATTAGTATTGAACAAAATTATGACCTGATGAAATTATTTCACTTATACAAACCAGTCAATCCAGAAACAGGAGTAAAGAACCCAACACTTATCAATGGAAGTTGGGGATACCAAGCAGCATTCTTCTCTTCCAGTACTGTCACATATCTGTTCAGAGGTACTAGTGGTACATTTTTGGGCAGTGCGTCAGTTACAGATCAAGTAACTGCTATGAAAACCGGATTAAATAATCAAATTAGTGGTGCTTATGAATCTTGGTCTTCTTCATCTCGTTCAAACTCTACTGATACTGCTGGTAGAGAATTGATGGATGCAGGAGCAATATATGTTGCTGCAGCAGGAAATAATAATCAAAGACTTGGAGTGGGATCATCTGATCCCGATCGTCTTAATTATATGTCAG